CTAGTAGTTTTATTGCTGAAGCTATCTATATGCATACAGTCATTGCCAATAACAAGTATAATCTTATCAATGTTAAAACCTCTGCTTTTGTCTAAGCAACCTTGAACACCTTCCATTGTTCTTATTACTGCTTTCTGTTTGTTGTATTCTTCACCACTAACAAAGCTTTTACATAGCTTACCAATGTGAACATCTGCTGGTGATATTAACAAACAATGTCCATCTTTTACTTTTGGCTTTTCTATGTACTTAAAATCAGGAGCATAGTCTTGTAACTCCTTAATTAAATCTTCTTTAAATTGCTCTAAATCTTTAGTTTTAAAGCTTTGATTCTTAAAGTATAAACTAGCAGTTTTTGATTTTATCCAACCACTATGTATGTCATTAGGGTTTAAGCCTTCTTGCTGTGCTTCTTCTTTTATTCTACGGTATTGCAAAAGAACATCTGCTTCATCAGGCTTTAGTCTGAATCTAGGGTTAGATTTTTTTTCTTTGTATCTATTGTTGTGGTCTTTATTTACACCTCTATCTTTCACTTTGTTAGCCTTTTATATATTACTAATAATATAAATAAAGCAATCCCTATATAAATTAGTGTTTGATATTTCTCCCACCAGCTGATTTCTTTATATATAACCTTTTCAATCTCAACTGGTACATTTTGTATCTTAACAATCGTATCATTAGGTAGTTTAACTGAATGAATGATTTTCTGTGTAATTGTGTCGTATATATAAGATACTTTAATCCTTTCATTTTGAATAACAATAACAGAATCTTGTTTGATAATATTGTTCACAATAGTAGTATCATAACCACTTATGAAAATAGTATCTACAAAAGTAATAGTATCTATTTTAGTTTCAGTTAAATGTGGAAATTTTTTAATTAACCTATTCATTCTTTTCTGTGGTGAACAGGCAACTAATAAAAGTATTAATATACTACTCTTTAGGAAGTGCAATTAAGCTATCTTTTGACCTTAAAAATAAAAGACCAACAGCTAACCAACCACTAAGCTCTTGAGCTGTTTGCTTTTCTAAGAATATCACAACACCACAAAATATTATAATTAATACACCTAGTATTGTGGTTACATAGTTTGAAATTAATCTATTTTTCATCTTTCTTTTTAGTTTTAGTTTTAGTTTTTTCATACTTATATCCTTGAGGTTGTAAACCTTCATATTCTTGCCCAGCATTATAACAAGGACAAGCTTTATTAGCAAATTCAAAATGGCTATGAATTGTAGCATTTGGGTAGATGTGTGTTAAAGTTTTTAATATTTTAATTAATGCTTTTTTTTGTGCTTCTGTTCTAGTGTCTTTAGCTCTTTTCTTTTCACTCAATCCACCGATGTAACAAATACCAATAGAATGTTCATTTTCACCCTTTACGTGAGCTCCAGCTCTGTTTATTGGTCTGCCATATTCTATTGCTCCATCAAGCCCTATTACATAATGGTAACCAATATCACTCCAACCTCTTCCTTGCACGTGCCATCTCTTGATGGTTGCTGCTGAAACATTAACACCTTCTACTGTTGCTGAACAATGAATAATAATTTTATTTACTTCTCTCATAATTTATGTTTTATTTACCTAAAAATAGACCTTCAATAAAAGTACCAATACCCACAAAGAAAGTACCTAGAGCTGCCCAAAACTTTTGTTCTAAACTTCTGATTCTCTTTTCTTGGTCTCTTGTTTTCTCATCAATATTATTGAGCTTGGTTTGTATTTCTACTTGTCCTTGTATTAATTTGTCTATCTTCTCCTCCATAACTTATTTTTTACCTTGCCCAATGTATTTTTTCTTATAGTTCTTACTCTTTTTATGGCTACTTGCCTTAGTTTTTGAGTGCGTTCCTTTTCTCTTTTTCTTAACTTTTTCTGCCTTTGCTGAAGTGTATGCTTTTCTCATTTCTTAGCTTCTTCTTCAATTAGTTCTTCTTCAGTCCATTCAGGTGTTGACATTAATTCTAAAGCCTGTGAGTGTGTTAAAACTTGTGAAGGTGTTACACTACCATCTTTAATAAAAGTAGGCTCTACATTGTATTTAATTACAAATAGAGTGTTATCTAGTGACCTTCTAATTGTTAAAGCTGAACTTTCACCTACCTGGTTAAAGTCAATGTTTTGTAAATCTGTTGCAATGTTGCAAATAGAATATACTAAATGATTAAATCTTGCTTCCATTTTTTTTGTATTAACTTGGTATGTCTGTTACTCTGTCTGCTTCTACCATATTGCTGCTTTCTGCATTTGTGCCAGCACTTCCTTGGTCTACTAGTGTCCATTTTGAACCATCCCAAGTAGCTGCATCGCCCATTCTTAACCATAATGTAGGACTTAAAGTCGATAAATTATTAGGTACTCCTGAATTATATATTGTGCTAACGTTTGCTGATTGGTCGGTGTTAAAAATAGCAACTTCATCAACTTTTGAATTCATAAAACTTGTATTTTTAAATTTACCAATACTATCAATAGTAGCAGTATTTGAATTTGTTACAGAAGAACCAAAAGAAGCACCATTTCTAAAAGCAGTTATATTATTACTGCTATCTCTTATTATTAAGATGTGTTGCCATACATTTAAAACAAAAACATTTCCACCACTTTCTGTAAGAAAAACACTTGAACCTCCTATTTTAATGTTCATTTGATTTAGGGCAACCGGTCCGATTTTATTTTGGTTATTTGTTGCAGAATTAAAAATTAAACAACTTGAACTTGATATACTTGGGGGTTTAATCCAAGCAGAAAAAGTGAAAGCTCCAGATAATGAAATTGATGGACTTAGTGTCAAGAAATCGTCAACGCCATCAAAATCCATTGAATATACATTGCTATATGGTGCTGCTGTCACTGATAAATTAAAATTAGAGCTAACACCACCAACAGTATATGTAACAACGTGTGCTGCAATTGTTGAAGCACTTAAATCAATCTCTCCTGTTGAAGTTGAAACAAACACCAATCCACTTGTACCACTAAATGTTCCACCAGCACTTCCTGTTATTGTTGGTGTTGGGTCTGCATCTGCTTGTGTAAATGTACTTGCTGAATAACTAAATGCAGCACTTGTACCAATAAGCGCAGTATCACCACTTGCACTATCTTGATAAACAGAACCAGCATCAATACTGTTAGTAGCTAATTTACCCCAACCATTTGTGTTGTTAATTACTCCTTGTCCCCATCCATTTGTTACTGCCATTGCTTCTAATTTTTAAATTACCCAACCACCAAAATCTGCTGTATAGTCAGGGCTTACATCATCATTACTATTACTTGTGTATTCAGGAAAAGTTGTTTGATTAAAGCTCATATAATCAATAAACCTTCTAGTGTAGTGCTGAGCTGTATCTCTAGCTTTTTCAATTAAACTATCTACTCTTTCCTTGTCTAATACTGTGCTATTCTCAGGTTGTGTAGAAAATATACCACTATTAGTAATATTAATACCAGCATAGGGTAAATACTCTACCATTGCCCAATATATAAGCATATCTTTACAATAGTCTTTTACTAAATTAAAGTAATTAGGGTTGTCTACCAAAGTAAGTGTTCCAGCAGTAATTAGAGCTTCAATTTTTTTGTATAAATCAGTTCCTAAATAGTTTTGCATATGTATATCCTGTGCAATACGTATATAGGGTAGAAACTTATCTACATCTAAGTTCCCATTTGCAGAAGTAAACGTTACTAAATCTTGTCGTGTTATGAATAGTGCTTTTGCCATTATCTTGCGTCTTTTGGTCGTTTTGGGTTATTAGGACTGAAACCTTTTAAAGGCATATCATTAGGAGCAACAGGTACTTTTTGGTCATTAACTGGTGCAACAAAACCTTTACTTCTAGCTTTAGTAGAAGTTATTTCATTTTGAACACCATCTTTAAGCATATAAGTTTTTCTAAACCATTTGTGCCGGCATCTTGGTCCGCCTTTATAAAGCCATATACTATAATTATCAGCTCCAAACTCTCCAAATCCAGGATTAACTGCCTTGCTTCCCATCATAATAATATCCTCTTTTCTATATACTTTATCTGCTGCTATCATTTTTTGACAAAACTCCCTAGATTTACCACTTACTCTTTTAGGTGCATAAGTGTATCTTACTTTAAATAAAACACCCTTTTGGCTTTCTTGCTTTGAAGTACCATCTTGCTCACTCTTTGCCTTTGGTCTTGCTACTCCTGTACTTGCTAGATTTAGCATTTTATCTAGGCTTTCTTCAGTATCGTAATCAACCTCTCTTTCATCTACTATATCGTAGTTTTCTAAATCTTCATCTTCACCTAAAGCTATTAATTCATCTGCAATGCTGTTTAATACTTTGTCATCTATGTTGTGAAAACAGTGTCTAGTAGCTTCTAACAAATCTGCTTCTTCATCTTCTTGCTTTATACCAGTTTCTTCTTCTACTGTTTCAGCATCTAAATCATCATCTAAGTCCATAAACTCTAAAGGCTCAATAGTCTTAAAATACAGGTTTAAACTAATGTTATTTACTGCAAACATTTCATCTAAAGCATCTATTATTAAATCTTGATAAGGTTTTATAACTACATTGTTAAACAACAAACTAGCATTTTTAATCTCATCAGCATTTGAACCCAAACCATTGTTTCCATCCCTTAAACCAATTAACAAAGGAGAAGTAACCCTGTGTGTTACAAGTATTTTTCTTGTACACTCTTCTGATAAATAACTGTAATGCTCTGGAGCATCTGTCAAACTTACGTCATCAATTGTAGTCTTGCTTTCTGCATTGTTGTTAAATGCTACAATTACTTTTTCTCCATAACTTCCTGTAAGCTTTTGTAATACCTGTGATTTAATATGCTCTTGCTTTTCCCTATCTGGAACACCATTGTTGAAGTTGATTATTTTAGTACCACTAAAGCTACATTGTGCATCATTTATTAAATAATCTGCAATCTCTTTTTCTAGTGTAGCGTATGA